GCATAAATAAAGTTGCCATTGGATGGCAACGCATCGCCCGGGTGGGGTTTCACGCCGCCGGAATCTACTATATGATTCACGTCGCATGGCGATGAAGGACAAAACTTACCTGACGGAATTGGAAACCGCGCGAACGGCGATCCTTACCGGGGCCCAGGCCGCAACCGTTGGCGATATGTCGTATACCCTGCCGACGCTTTCCGTTCTGATAGATGAAATAAACCGCGTGAAAAAGCGCCTGGCCCGAGCATCAGGTGCGCGGCCATTCGTCACCTCCATTCGCGTCGGCGGAATGGGTTATTAAATGATAGCGCCCAAGCGAAAACGCTTCCGTGGTGCTGGTCGCAAAACCGCCTTCGGCTATGATGCAACCGTAGACAAGGGCAGGCGCCAGCCGCCGAAGGCCCGAACGTCATCCGGCGATTTCGAGCTACCACCGCGTACACGTTCAAAGCTCGTCGCCACCGCGCGGGACCAGATGCAAAACCTTTCGCTTGTGGCGTGGATGATACGCAAGCACGTTTCCTATGTGTCGCAGTTCAACCTGCTATCCAAGACGGGAAGCGATGAACTAGACGCGGCCCTTGAAAAAAGATTCCGCAGCGCATCGAGCCGCGATCAATTCGACATAGCCGGTCGCCATTCGCTTCGGTCGGCAATGTATGTAAACGAAACAGGGAAAGCGGTTGACGGCCAGGCGTTTATAGCGGCGATACGTGGCGGCTTCTGTCAGCTTTTAGAATCCGACCTGATCGCACTGCCGGATGACATCCCGAAAACATGGGCCGAAAAGGTCGATCCGCACGGCCTGGTCAAAGACCAGTACGGCAAGGTGCTTCAATATTGCCGCTGCACATGGGACAAGGACGGGCGCAAGCTGATGTTTAGCGGCATGGTAAAACGTGCCGACATGCTGGCCGACTCCGGCACGTTCACGCGGCCCAGTCAGACGCGCGGCATATCGCCCCTGGCGGCGGCTCTAAACACTTTCCGCGACCTGTACGAATCATGGGAGTGGACCCTGCTCAAGATAAAGGTGCATTCCCTTTGCGGCGTTGCCATCAAGAGGGACGCCCTGACGGATGGAATACCCACCACGGCCTACGCTGATTCTGACATTGACACGGAAGGCGAGGAAACCGCAGACAACCGCACGGCGATGGAGGTCAAAGACGGATTAATGCAATTCGACCTGGACCCGGGCGAAGACGTTGCCCTGATCGAATCCAAGACGCCCAATAGCACCGTTATTCCCTATAGCGAAATGATGATACGCGCCGCGCTGTTGGCCTTTGATATACCCTTCACCTCTTACGATTCGCGCGGCACATCCTTTTCGGCAGTCATGGCCGACCGTGCCGAGTACGAAAAATCCGTCAGCGTTAAGCGCGAGGACAATATAGATTTCCTGGTCAAATGGTCGGCGTGGAAGCTTGATCAATTCGTCAGCGAATCGCCGGCCATGTCGCGGCTTATATCGGACGCCGGCCTGACCGTTCCAGAAGTTGCCGACCTTCTTGAATGGGTGCCAGACGGAACGCCCTGGATGGATCGCGGCAAAGAAATCAAAGCCGATGCCGACGCAATCGCATTAGGCACAGACTCCCGGCAACGACAGTGCAAGCGGCGCGGCCTTGACTTTTACAAACTAGCCACAGAGCGCAGTGAAGAAGAAAGCTTCATGCGCGCCAATGGCATCACGTACACCGTAGGCAACCCCGGCAGCGAAACGCCAGCCGATCCAAATGCAGAGGAAGAAGATGAGTAAAAAAACATGGTTTAAAACAGGCGCATTAAGGCAGTCCCCATCCGGCGCCGTGAATGTAGATAGGGGAATCATCGAAGGCGTCAGCGTTGTCACTGTTGGCGAAGCTAAAGGCCACGGCGTGAACATTGACAAAAGCTTCGTTGAATCCGTCGTGGAACTTGGGAACAAAACCAAGGCCGGATTGAAGGCGCGTTTCGGTCATCCGAATATGTGCGACACTGCACTTGGCACTTTCCTGGGCCGCTTCAAAAACTTTCGCACCGTAGGCGACACAGCAAAGGCGGATCTCTTCCTGTCCAATACCGCGAAGGAAACGCCCAACGGCGACCTGCATGGGTACGTGACCAGCATGGCGGCGAACGAGCCTGACATGTTCGGCACGTCAATCGTTTTCGAGGTTGGTGAAGAATACCAGCTTGACGAAGGCGGCGAACGTATCGACCTGGATGACTCAAACGACAGTCCGGTATTTGTGACCTGTGACAGCCTCCACGCTTGCGATGTAGTTGATGAACCCGCCGCCAATGATGGGATGTTCTCCAGCTTCAGCGGCGAAACCCTGGCCGGCAGAATGTCGGAATTCTTTGAGGACAACCCGGGCGTGTTCCATGCGTTGACGGAAAATCCCGAAGTCATCGCGGTGATGGAAAAACACGCCGACCAGCTTGCCCCATTTGTAGAAACTTACGCGGCAAGCTTGGCCGTTCATACTATAACCGAAAGACCTGAAAAAATGAAAGACGATGCTGCGTCGGATGACGCGAAAAAAGACGAAGAAAAGGCCGAGGAGGTCGAGGTGAAGGAATCTGCCGACGCGAAAGACGTTGAACTGGTTGACGAACCCGACGCCGAAGCAGACGAAAAAGCCGAATCAGACGATGACGGCGCGGAAGAACTGGAGGCGGCGCCAGAAGGCGATGACCTTACCCAGATGTCAGCAGAGCTTGACGAAGAAGAAGAAGCCCCGGCAGATATTGACCGCGATGAATTCACCAACGCCGTGCATGAGTTCGGCGCAGAAATCACATCGCGCGTATTTATCGACGGCGGCGGATACGACGAAGCGCAAGCAGAATATTTTTCTGTGCTGAAGGCCGAAAACGAACGGCTTAAAAGCATGGCGATTCCGCAAGGCGCACAGCCTGGAGAATTCAGCGAGAAGCCCGAGAAGTTGAGCGGACTTTCTGGGATCTTCAGCAAGTAGCCAAATCTGGCAAATCTAAATAAAATAAGAGAGAACAAGAAAAATGGCAAACGCAATTAACACCCTCGCTGGAGTGATAAACTTCAACGACAACAACGTCGATCCGGCGCAGGTTTCCGACCTGTTGCAGGACACGCCGCTACTTTCCGCATTGAATGCGAAGGCGGCTTCAAATGGAACCCAGCACAAATATCTCAAGGAAACTGTGGCAAGTTCTGCAGCCTTCCGTGCGGTGAATGCTGGCCTTACGAAAACCTATTCGCAAGACGAACTTATCACGGCCACGCTTCAGATCATCGACGCCGGTTTTGATTTTGACAAAGCCCTTTTAATGGGTTCGGTCAGGGAAGACATCCTCGCCAAAGAACTCGCGCGAAGCTTGCGCGGCGCTTTTGTCGGCATGGAAAAGCAGGTCGTATATGGAACGTCAGCACTTGGCGACTCTGCCGGATTCGCTGGCCTCGCAAACTCCAACGCACTGGACAACACGGACGATACGATGGTTGTCGCAGCAGGAACTGCTGGTGCCGGCGATGACCTCCAGACTTCTGTCTACTTGATTCGCACGGGCGATGATGACATTTCGGTTGTTATTGGCGAAGGTGGCCAGATCGAAATTGGCGATCCGTATGAGTTCAAAAAGGTCGTGAACCCCGGCTCGGACAACAAGGAATATGACGCTGTTGGCGTTAGCGTCCTTGGTTATGGTGGCCTGCAGTATGGCAGCACCTATAGCGCCGCCAGGGTCTGCAACATTCAGACGGTACTGGATGACGATGACATTTATAATGCGTTGTCTCTGTTCCCGGCTGGACGCCAACCCAACGTCATCGCGATGAACCGGACTGCGCTGAAGTTCCTGCGCTATTCCCGCACAACGACGAACGCCACTGGCGCACCGGCCCCACGGCCTACTGAGGTCGAAGGCATTCCGATTGTGGTTTCCGACCAGATCGTGAGTACCGAGGCTGTTGTCGTAGACGCCTAAAGTTCATGTACACCCCTAGCCCGACGTGTACGGCTTAACCGCTTTGCACGTCGGGCCTTTTTAAAATGCCAAACGCGACACAGATTAAGGCTGTTTTTTCAGCGATTAAATCCGGGCCACTGGCATCGGCGGCGGTCACATGCACCTATCAGACGGACACCTTCACCGGCCTGCGCACCAGCTTAAAGGCCGACGTGAACCACACTTTATACGGCGAGGATTCCGATTATGAATTCTCGATCTATGTCGAGGTTTCAGAATTAACAACGGACATCAAGACCGATGAAAGAATCACAGTATCCGGCGCAGACTTTGGAACGACCGCCTCCAGCCCGATGCGGGTTATGGGTTCAGAGGTTGATTCGGTTTCCGGCCTTGTACGACTCGATGTCGGGAGCTTGTTCCAGTGAGTCAGGTAGAACTGTCAAGGATCGACATCAAGCCGGCGATGCGCGAGATGGAAAGGTTCAAAGGTAAGTTGAAAAAGGGCAGCACGATAGGCGTGGTCGAAACCGCCCGGGCGATAGCAAAAGCGGCATCCGCCGCAACGCGACCAGGCGCCAAGGTTCGATCTATAGTCCTTAGAAAAAAGGGCCAGGCGAAGGCGCCCCGGGGCATCATGTATGTAAAGCGGATTGTCGGCCCGAGTAAAACGGATGTGTCATACATCGGAATAAAAGCAGACAGCAAAGAATCAGGCCGCGCCCATAAACGTGCGCAGATATTGCGTCAAGGCCTGGCGAAGTCCTCCTGGTTCTGGATACTGTCATCATTAGGCGGCAGGGGTTCGCAGCCACGCAAGGGCAGCAAGGTCAAGAAGTCTAGAAACGCTTTCGCCGTAACAAAAAAGCTTTTCGGAATGACCGAGGTATCCATAAATCTGCATAACAAACTTGATTACGCATCGGACGCTTTCCGAGTAAAGGGAACCCGCACGATTGACAACATAGGAAGCCGAGCGGCGGGAACGCTTCGCCGCCGCATGGAGAAGATCCGTGCTTGAGCAGGATATAGAAAACGGGATCAAGACGCCCCTGGCCACCGCGCTTGACGGTCTATTCACAGCCGCCGTGAAGATCCGCACATTCTGGTCAGAAGACGAATACGGCGCCGGCGATGAGAACATCCAGGGCCATAACGTGACGATACACGCGCAGCCATCGAGCCGCGAATCTGGCCAGACTACTTTTAGAATCATTCCCGTGATGATCGAATGCGCGACATATTTAATGGATGACAAAGACCGCCGCGACCTGGCCACGCTTTATAAAAAAGTGAGGTACACGCTTGAGACAGCAACGTATGACTTCGGCGCCAGCGTCACCTACACCGCGAATTCATATGAAATACCAGCGGCAGGTGAATCAACGATAGAAGACGGTTGGAACCTGGCGAGTATCACAATGGATTTAAATGTATGCGCCGCAGCTTATGAATAGGCGCCGCGCGATTTAGTAAACAGAACAGGAGACGATAATGGCATTTGGAGTAAGTACAGACTGGTTCAGCTTGGCTGTAACCGACGAGATCGAGATACAGAGCAGCGAACACAGTGCAAGCTATGCCACGGATGCCGTGGCAGAGGACGAGAACGGTGATGTAGCCTGCAGGACTAAGGCAGGCGCGACGGACGAATACACCGTGACCTACAAGCATCACGGCGGAACGGCAGGCGTAGCGTTAGATACCGTATTTGGAAAAGTCGGGGCGCGTATTGTGAACGGTTCGGACAAAATCCAGATCACCGGAATTGATGTATCCACGGACGGGAAAGATTTTCCCAGCATCACCATAAAGGGCGTCAAAGATCCAGCCGCCGCGACGGCACACGCTGAATATACCAGCGGGATCACCTATGACGCTGACAAAAAGGCGCAGGCGTTCGGAGCGACCGTTGTGGGTGATACAAATATCATATCCAGCACCGTATCCATTAGTGGATCAATGGCTGTAGTCGAGGACGCAGACGGCGATGTAGCCGCCCGGGAACCCTACGGCGTCCAGATCAAGGGTAGCCATTCGCTGCAAATATGCGTAGGTGCGCCGAGCGCCACGGCCAGCGCCGGATATACATTGGACTCGCCAATCGGGAGAAGCGAAAGTAATACCGGATACGATACCGCCGTATGTGAAGTCTTCAAGGATCTCGCGAAGGACGAATAAATGCTGGAATGCCCGACAAACGCGGCAGAGGCTATCGAAGAACTAAAGGCCGAAGGTCTAGACCTGACGCTTGACCATATCGCGCTTCTGATCGAGCTTGGCCGGCGGGTTCAAAACCCACCGCACCGGACGCAGCACTACCTTGAAGGTGTTGGCGTTCGCGCCGGTACGCGTGGCCCCAGGCTTCTGCCGCTTTCCATCGAGGGGGGACTGTGGTTTGACTGGGCCACGAAGTCATTGTCCGGTGACACACAGAAAACCTTTGCCCTGGCCCTGGCATGTGATCCTGCCACCGCCGGCGGCTTCAATGACCTGTATGAAGCAGGCCGCGCTAAGGTGGCTGTAAATGAATACGCCAGAAACATCGCCTGCAACATGGAAGAACTCGAATCCGCGCTGGTTCGGATCATGGATGAATCGACCCCTGGCGATGAGTTACGCGCGGAACGGGAAATCGCCACCACGTTTGACGTATCAGATACAGTCGCGCAGATGGTTGCAGCGACGGGCCTGGCGGCGGAACACTGGTACAGCAAGCCGCTATCCCACGCCCTTAACGTGCTGACTCATGCGATGGATATGCGCGTGTCGCTTATGGGCGGAGGCGACAGCAGATCCGACCCTGAATATGAACGCGCTTGCTTTGATTTCGCCGCCGGCGTTCAAAAGGTCGAGGCGGAATGCCGCGAAGCGATGGAGCTAGAACAAAGTGGCTAAAGACGTATCAATATGGGTGCGGGTAAAGGATGGGTTCACGGCTGGACTCAAACGAGCGTCGGCCCGATTTGGAAAGTTCAAGGCAGGGTTTGGTGCCGTAGCCAAGGGCGTAGCCGTTGGTGCTGCGATTATAGCCGCAGCTATGGTCAAGGCCGTCAAGTCCTTCAGCCAGTTTGATAAAGGCATGGCGCGCGTTGAGGCGCTTATGGGTGGCAAAAAAGAGTCCGGCCTAAGACGCGAGGTGAAAGCGCTTGCTGGTGAGTTCGGACTTGCCTCCGACGAACTGGTCAACGGACTTTACAACGCCCTTTCCGCAGGCGTCCCCAAGGGCAACGTGATCGAGTTCCTGCGCACGGCAGCGAAGGCTGCGGTGGCAGACGGGTCTGACATCTCCACCAGCGTGGACGGCATCACCACCGTCTTGAATGCGTTCAAGCTGGAATCGGGGGAGGCTGGAAAAGTCGCTGACGTAATGTTCAAGACCGTGGCGAAAGGTAAAACGAACTTTGCAGAATTGAGCGCAAACATAGCGAACGTCGCACCACTGGCTGCGGCTTCAGGGGTGGCCTTTGAGGAAGTGTTCGCCGCCGTTGCCACGCTGACTAAACAGGGAACACCCACGGCGCAAGCCATGACGCAGATACGCGCGGCGCTTCTTTCCGTGAACGAGCAGCTTGGTGACGGATGGTCTGAAACCATGACGTTGCAAGAGGCGTTCGGTGCGTTATCCGACAAGGCTGGCGGGTCATCCACTGAGCTCAAGAAACTCATGGGAAGGGTCGAAGGCGTCATGGCCGTGCTAGGCACTACAGGCCAGAACGCAGCCGGGGCAGCGGTTGACCTGAAGGACATGGCCGATGCCGCCGGTCTGCTGGACGAAGCGATGGAGGGATCGCTAGATCAGGCGAAGGTGTGGGACAAGCTAGGCGCAAACCTAAAAAGCATATGGCAGGATGTAGGGGCCAGTCTCACAGAGTCACTCCTGCCGTGGCTGAACACCATTAACAAAGGCATGAGTGAATTGCGCGAAGCTCAAAACCTGCAAGCCTCCGCTGAAGCTGGCGAGGATATGTCTGACAGGACGAAGGCTGGACAGCGGATATGGAAGGAGATGGTGGGTGACTCAGCTTTCAAGGATCTGCCCATGCAGCACTGGGGCCAAGAGTGGAAAGACGAGTTCAAGAAACGCATGGACGCTTATGACGCGCCTGCTATTCAGGCCAAGATACAGGCCACGGTTGACGCAGAGATCGCAGCAGCAGCGGAGGCGGTTCGTATAGATGAGGAAAAGCATCAGAAGATGATGGCGAACGCTGCCGAAATGTCAGCCAACCATCTTAAACTTATAGAACAGCAGGACGCTAAAGACGCTGAAGCATTAAAAAAGAAACTCGCCCATGAGGACGCAGCGAACCAACGCGCAGCCGACCGACTCGCAGCGAAGCGGGAAAAGGAACGCGAGGCAGAGTTAGCCGCCGGGAAAAAGATGGCTAAACAGGCACAGGCCGCGCTGTTCATAGACGTGCCTGAAACATTCAAGCAGGGGTTCGACGCATTCGTCGGCAGGCGCGATGCTGCGGGACTCGCCCAAGAGGACAACACAAAGCTACTCAAAAAAGTAGAGGACGCCAAGGCAAGGCAAGCCCGGGGAGTCAAACGCCAGGGGGACGCGAAACTACTGGCAGATGTAGCGGCATTTAAGAAGGCTGAAGCGATGCGGAAAAAGGCGGAGGATGACATCTTACAAGTTCAAAAGGACATCCGCGACAATCTAAAGAAAAATTTAGAGGCAGCGCAAAAGGCGGTTTAATATTATGGCATGGACAGCATTAGGTTGCGCGACGGTAGTTGAACCTTCAGAGGTTGAGTCGCAAAGTATGGTTTTTTTCAAAGGTGCGCCGGGAAGCTATACTACCGTTTTATGGGTGAGGAAGGTCACCACAACTAAAACAGAGGTTCGCGGCCTGACCCTAGGCGGCGCGAATACTATAGTAACCGCTCAAGCAACTGCAGGAACATCACCACAGGTAACAGCCCTTGGCGCCGGTGGCTGGAACGTAAGCTATACGGTAACCACCTTCGAGGACTGGGCGGAGGTAACACCCTAGTGCCAATGGATCGGCAGATATTTAAAATCCTTGCGGCAAAAACGCAGGCGCGAGTCGTGTCCAATATTGAGGACGCGAACTACATCCGCCGCTTTTTTAATACCGTTCAGGGAGTTGGTTGCAGGATCGAAGCACCCAGGCAAGACGGCAAAGGGTGGCGCATCATTGTGGACGGTTCGAGTGATATAGACTTTTCAGGAACAGGGGAACCGTCGATCTGGACAACCCTTACGCGCAACACATTCCCGGCGAGGATCACGGGGACAGGTGCGTCGGATGGTATATACACTTTTCAAGAATTAGTGCCGAGCGGAGGCTTGGCCGACACCTGGGATGACAGGCTTTCAGAAGAAGACACGCCGGGACTGTTTAGGACGGGTGACGCGGTGGAGATAAGCGGAAACGCAGCCATCAAAATAGCCACCGAGCGTTATGATCAGAAACGCGTAATCATGCAGGAAAGCGTGGAAGGCTATTGGTGGTTTTTCGCGCCGATGTGCGTGGCCCTAAATCAAGGCACAGCCTTTTATGCAAAGTTCAGTTCCGAGACTGCGTGGACGGAACATGACCCTACTGGCGTGACTGTTCCGCCACCTGCGAGAACGGGAACTATCGGCAGCGGTGGCAGCAATACAACCGAGGTGAACGGGAACACCAATGCAGAGGTAAATCTGGTTGTACTGATGACAGCCACGGGCGAGGACGCATATGTTTACGCGAGTCCAGTGCCATACATGGAGCAGTACGAAGTGGTGACCGCCTTGTCGCATGGCAAACCGGAAGCAACATTTGTTAGGGTATCAAGCGAATGAGCTGGTGGAGTCTACCAATAGATTACGGCCCCAGCACGCGCAAGTTCAGCCATAAGGTTTTCCTGGCTCAAATTATCGACATCCTCAACGCCTGCGTCCCGCTTTACAACTGGAAGACAGGGCGGTCTATAGGTGAACTCGGCCCCTACGTTCTCAACGTGACGAGCGCACAAGCGGTCTGGCATTCAATACAAAACCGGATAGAGGTTCTGGTGGGGAGGGATGACGAATACTCAGCACCCCCAGGCGGTGTTGGCGAAATCATACCCGGCATCCCGGTCTTTTATGATTACGAAGGTCTAGCCGACGCGTCTTGGTTCTCAGCAGGAAGCCCAGACGATCCACGGGCGCAGCCGGGTTATATGCACTACAATATATTCAAACGATTTAAAGAACTAGCACGGGCCGTGCCAGACATACCCATCCTCCACCGTATGCGGCAGGAGGATGTCGAGGCTACGTCGATCAGCGCCACCGTACCGGCCAGGGATGGCAACGACGAAACGATATACAATTTTGCCGCAGGCATCGTCGGCTTTAAATGGGACAGCGTAAGCGTGGACGGCTTCACGCAAGCGTACTATGAGAACATGGCTGCCCTAAAAGAACCCGACCCAGGATACTACGCCGTAATAGCAACAGGCGGGGACAGCGAGGACGGCGGCATTTATTTTTCCCGATCAAATGTTGATGACGCTATCACAATAAACTACAACGTAGACGCCACAAGGTTCGGATGGACTAAGCGCGTCAACGGCGAAACCACGCCCAACGTGTCGAGCGATAGTTTCGATTCCGGCAGCAGGGTGCTTACACTTACGCTGTCGGGTTCGCTGGCGGGTGCGCATGAACTCGCGCTATCTTCAGTGGTGAATATACGCTTTGCAAATTCCTTCAACCTAGACACATACATATCCAGTTTTACAAGTGATTCCAGTTTCAGCGTAACCCTACCCACTGGCGTAGACCCTGACGATCACGGCGGAACTACTGAGGTGCGCAACATATACGAAACAGGTGATAATCTTTGGGAAGACCGGGCGCAGGACGGCGATGTGATCCACGCTTGCCTGCTCGACCAGATTTATGCTTGCACCGTAGTTCTGCAGGATTATGCCGTGCTGGTTGACCCATCGCATAGCAATGTTGCAGGCGGTACGCTGGCCGATGGTAGCCACTCTTGGATAACTGAATACGGCGACCCTGTGGAGAACGAATACTGCGCCACCGATGACGGTAACCCATTCGAGGAGTGGGGGGAAGCTTGCGAAAAAGCCAAGGACGAATATCTAGCGGATAAAGGTTCTGTGTCTGCGAACAACACAATATGCCTTGCTTCTGCCGCGGCTTACGGCACGGACGAATGCATAGGGTGGGTTGGACACCGAAAGAAATATGCGCTACGGTTGACGGGCGTCCCCATAATCCCGGGTCATGGCGTTACCATTAAGGATTTAACCTATGTTCGCGCCCCGGATTTTGCAGAATTCTATGTGACCGGCGTCCCCGTTATGGTCGCGCCATACATCTCGACCGGAGAATATCACAAGGTGTCAGCCGGCGGCGTCTTCTATGAGAATACTAGTAATTTTACCCTGGGAACGCACGGAGCCGGCCCCAATCCAGTAACAGTAGAACCCCCCGTCAGTTGCTATGGCTGCGAGGACGAAGATGACGATGGAGCTATTTGCAGGACTGGCGGGGACTACCAGGCGGACGGATGGGCTTGCGTTCAACAAATATCACCAGACCCTTCACCACCTTGATAGGATAACACTATGAAAAATATACTAGGCATTTTACTTTTAGCCTCTGCGCTATTCGCGGCAGATCCGCTAGACCTGAATCACATCACGATAACAACAGACCAGGATGAGCAGGCGGCACTTGACGAGGACTTGAAATTTTACCAAGCGGAATCCATTCGCCTTGACATATTCGTGAAGCGGAACGGCAAGCGCGTCGAGATCCCTGAAGACGCATACAGCGTATGGACGGCATGGACGGATGGCGCACCCACCACTTTATATATCAACGATACGGGTGTGGTGCATTCAGTTTCAGCGGGAACTATGCGCAACGAACTAACACCAGCCGAGGCGAACCTTGCGGCGGGAACCTACAAGACACAGGTGCAGCTATTTGAAGG